GTTTGACTGCTGACCACAACCAAGTGGCTATGGTAGACGAAGACGAAATCGGTTTATTGACTGGTAAAGTTCGCGGTAAGGTAGTTTACAACGTAGGTGTTGGATACTACAACGCTGAGGAGATTGTTTACTTGACTTTAGACTAATTACTAATAAAGACCGCCTCTTAAGTGGGGCGGTTTTAAATACCTATAAAAAATGGCATGTCTTATTTCAGCGGGAAAATTACTTGGATGCCGTGATCAACGTGGCGGAATTAAAAATTTGTATTTTGCAAATTATGCCGACTATGGTTACACGATTGCAGCTCAAGAATTAACCGACCTTGGAGACCTTGAAGAGGTTTTCATTTACGAGGTAAAAGCGACAACAAACGCTTTAACCGAAACAGGTACAAGTTCAGAGGACAACGGAACATTTGTAAACGCCCAATCTTTGGCCGTTACACTTCCAAAATTGTCGGCTGACTTGCAAGCTCAAATCCAATTGATTTGCGCTGGAAGACCTCAAGTTTTCGTTGAAGACTACAACGGAAATATAATGTTAATTGGTGCCACAAATGGTACTATGTCAAACTGCACAAAAGTTACAGGCGGAGCAGGTGCAGACCTTAGCGGTTACACATTGACAATCGCTGCTGAGGAGTCAAACTTATCTCCATTCTTAAGTCCAGCTATGGTTACAGCTTTAAAAGTTATGGCTTCTGACGTTGTTGTTTCTTAATTCTTTTCATAGTTTTGTCATTAAACGCTCCTTTAAGGGGCGTTTTTTGTTACAAAACAACTTTTTTCAGTTAATATAGTATGTGGATATTCAATTTAACTGCGCCTTATCAATTCCGATGCATTCCAAGAGGCTACGATAGTGGCGAAATCACGTTTTTATTGCGTGATGAAACGCGAGACATCACTCACGAAATCGCCGTAACTGGCGTATATTACCAAAACAATGTTTTAGTATTGGTATTTGACGAGCCGATCATGAAAGAGGGCCAATCGTTTGAGGTTACAATCAAAGAGGATGACAATTTAATTTATAGAGGCAAGGCATACGCAACGGCTCAGACTGACTTAGAGAATTTTGAACTCAATAACGGAGTTCTAAAAGTATAATTTTATGGAAAAATTACAAATTATAAACCTATCGAATTACATTCGCCCAGAAATTAAAGAGGTGTCGGGTAAAAAGTGGGTATTAAATGGAGACAAAAACTCGTTTTATCAAGTCATTATTGACGCCTATAACGGATCGCCTACAAACTCGGCGATTATTGACAGTTATTCGCAGTTCATTTATGGTAAAGGATTGACCTCAAAAGACAAAGCACGCAAGCCATCCGAATGGGCGGCAATCATTTCGCTCGTTTCTAAAAAAGATTTACGTAAAATATGCAAGGATTTTGAAATGTTTGGCGAGGCTTCAATTGAGGTTAAATATGTAAACGGCAAAATCCAAAGATGTTTTCACGTTGCAAAACAACGCATTGCTCCCGAAGTTGCAAACGAGGATGGAGATATTACAGGGTATTACTACTCGTATGACTTTGCAAACGTAAACAAATATAAACCCGAACGAATCGACGCATTTGGATACGGCGAGGGAATGGGCGAACGCTCAGAGATTTACATAATTCGCGATTACCAAGTTGGGCAATTCTACTATTCAAACCCGAGTTATGTATCGGGTATTAGTTGGGCCAAAATGGAGGAGGAAATATCAAACTACTCAATAAACCATATTCAAAAAGGCTTGAGCTTTGGCCATATTATTAATATGAATGCGGGCGTGCAAGAGTCGATTGAAACGATCCAAGAGAATACACGCCAAATCCGTAACCACTTAACAGGATCACAAAACGCGGGCGCATTCTTTTTGAATTGGAACGACAACAAAGACTCCGAGATTACAATCTCCGCTTTGGAAGTTAGCGACGCGCATCAACAATACCAGTATTTAAGCGAAGAGGCAAGACAACAACTTTGCACATCTCACAAATTAACGTCTCAAATGCTCGTTGGAATTTCATCGTCAAAAGGATTTAGTTCTACGGCTGACGAAATACGAGTTGGATTTGAGGAGTTAATGATAAATGTAATTCGACCAAAGCAAGAGATTATACTTGACGGATTGATGGAGATTTTTGCCGTTAACGGAATCACTTTGGACTTACAATTTGAATCGTTAAGAGCTGAGGATGTGGTTGCCATAACTGATGGCGGACTTGACAAAGCAACAAGCGACGCGGCAGTTTCTTACAACGGAGCGCAAATTGCGTCAGCTATTGATATTTTTGCCAAAGTTCGTGAGGGTATTTTGACAACCGAGCAAGCGATTGTATTCCTTGTTCAATTCTTAAACATTCCTGCACAAGTGGCGCAAGCCTTATTTTCGCAACAAGCCGCAGCGGTTACACAATTAAGTCAACACATTTGTTGCTCAAAAGATGACAACGGACTTTCGGAAGTTGCTGACGCGCTTATTGAGATGGGCGAAATTGTAGACGAGAATGAATGGGTTGAGGTTGACGCTATACCAGTGAGAGGCGATTTAGAGATTAACGAAATTACTTTAAATTTAGCTAAGTCATTTGCAAGTTTTCCAAACGTAACGAGCGAACAAGACACTATGTTGTTTAAAATACGCTATTCATACGAGGGCCGCTTAGGTGCCGAGCGTGACTTTTGTCAAAAAATGGTAAGCGCAGGGCGTACTTATCGCAAAGAGGACATCACTCTTGCAGGCTCAAAAGGCGTGAACAAAGGATTTGGGCCAAGAGGTGCAGACGATTATAGCATTTGGCTTTATAAAGGAGGCGTAAATTGTAACCACTTTTGGATGAGAAAAATATATTTACGTCGAAATAACAAACAAATAAGCGTAAACGAGGCACGAAAAATGATTTTAGAACTCGATCCAGCCGACCGACCAATGGCGAGATGGCAAGAGAATGAGCCAGAGGTTGCGCAAACAGCGTCAGAGTCAAACAATTTTTGGTCATTAACTCCAAACTATCGTCAATAATGGCAACTATTATACTACTTAAAGAAAACGAACTCACAAAAAACACCCTACTCGGGGGAAATTTGGACGTAGATTTATATATACCCTGCATAGCCGATGCCCAAAGGACAAGGCTCGAGGAGATCTTAGGCGAGACTTTATACGATAAAATTTGCGATGACTTCGATAACGATGATTTGGTGGACGATTACCTAACTTTGTACGAAGATTATATTAAACCTTTTTTAATCGCTGCAAGCGCCGTAGAATACCTCCTAATTGGTGCATATAAAGTAAACAACAACGGTATATTTAAGTCGCAACCCGATAACTCGGTGGCGATTGACAAAACCGAGGTAGACTATTTGGTAAATAATATGCGATTAAAATCGGAAATGTATCAAGACCGAATGTTACGCTGGCTTAATAAGTTCCATTTGCCCGAGTATGTAAGTAATTCCAATAACATCGTCAACCCTTTGCGCTCTCGATTGATTTGTGGCAAATGGTGGCTTGATCGACCTTACTAAAATATGAGAAAAGTAGACAAACGAACTGAGGAAAACATCAAAAAATTAAAACTATTTTTAAAAAATGGCATCGACATTAAATTTCACGACCAAAAGAGGGGACACGTTCAAACAAACGGACTTCCAAATAAACGTTAACGAGGCACCTCTGAATCTTACTGGTGGCGATGTCAAAATGCAGCTCAGAAAAGAGGCAGGCGGTGTCGTTGCGCTTGAGGTGCCAATCACTATTTTTGACGCTACAAATGGCGAGTTTTGTATTGACGAGCAAATAATCGACATACAGGCTTGCACCTACAAATACGACATTCAAATCACTCAAGCGAGTGGCGAGGTTGATACTTGGATAAGTGGATTTTTTACAATAACCGACGACATTACACGATAAGCATGGCGGACAATGTAAATATAATAGTACAAGACACAATCAACGACATCGTCGTAAATGCAGCGGTTGTAGTTGAGACAATCGACATCAACGTGCAAGCTGCGGTTGATGTGGTTGACATCGTAGCCAATCCGAATAACTACGTTGTAAATATAAATCGAATTATTGGCGAGCAAGTTCAAAGCGATTGGACACAAACTGACAACCAAGCTCCCGACTACATAAAAAACAAGCCTACAATTCCTGCGGCTCAAGTCAATTCGGACTGGAACGCGACGAGCGGATTGGCGCAAATACTTAATAAACCCACTTTGGCAACCGTTGCGACAAGTGGCAGTTATACCGATTTGATAAACAAACCGTCAATTCCTGCGGCAGTTACAAAAACAAGTGATTTAACAAACGATGGGGAGGACGGTGTTAATCCTTTTATAACTGCTGCCGATATTCCTCCAGTAACAGGCTTTGTTCCATACACAGGGGCAACGCAAAACGTTGACTTAGGCGAATACGAGTTAAAAGCGGGACAATTTACACTTGACACATCGCCAACAGGTACGGCAGCGGTTGCAACAACACGATGGAATAATACAATAGGTAGCTCCGAAACGACTCTAAAAGGCGGCAGCGTAGTACTAAAAAATGGGGTTGATTTGGTTGCTCGAGTAGTAAATAAAGTTACACCAAATGCAACGCTCACAAAGGCAGCGTATCAAGCCGTAAGAATAAGCGGGGCGCAAGGTCAACGCTTGGCCGTTGCATACGCTCAAGCGAATAACGATAACAACTCAGCCGATACAATAGGGATTGTTTGTGAAACGATAGCGACAAACCAAGAGGGGTTTATTTTAACCGTTGGCCAATTAGAGGGAATTAATACAACAGGCTCATTGCAGGGCGAAACGTGGGCGGATGGCGATGTACTATATTTATCGCCTACAACGGCAGGGAGATTGACTAACATTAAGCCAACAGGTGCAACAGGTCACATCGTTGTAATGGGTTACGTTGAATATGCTCACGCTATACACGGAAAAATTTACGTTAAGATTATGAACGGATGGGAGCTTGATGAGCTTCACAACGTCTTTATAAATGCACCCGCAAATAACGAGGGATTATTTTACGACTCAGCCGATTCACTTTGGAAAAACGAAACGATTGCAAGTGCGCTCGGATATACACCTGTAACGAATGCCCGCACAATTAGCACAACTGCACCATTAAGCGGAGGCGGTGATTTAACTGCAAATCGAACGCTATCAATAACGCAAGCGAGTACGTCAACCGATGGCTTTTTAAGTTCTGCGGATTGGAATACATTTAATAATAAATTCACACTTCCCGCACTCACAAGCGGCAGCGTTTTATTTTCAAATGGCACAACAATAGCGCAAGACAATGCAAACCTATTTTGGGATGACACGAATAATCGTTTAGGGATTGGTACAAATGCTCCTGATTCTACATTGTCAGTAAATGGAAATATAAACTTATTAAATACATTAGGCTCAAATAGAAGCACGGATATAAGGACTTCTAATTCTATAAACAATTTACCTACTTTAACTTTTTATCCATCAAGTGGAACAAATGTAGGACAGGCATTTCAAGTGATTCCAAGAGGAACAGGTTTTAATTCAACTATAAAAGCTCAATTTGCTATTCTTGGAACTGATACAATAGCAGACTCGATAAACTTTGAAGCGATGGTAGTTCGCGCAACAGGAACTTCTTTTACATTAGCTACAGGAAAAGGAGGAACAGGTACTATTAGACCATTACTTTTATCAGCAGGGTTTGTTGATACAGTGACAAATGCAAATCAAATGTGGCTTTATTCAAGCGGCAATGTTGGAATAAACACCACAACCGACGCAGGCTTTAAATTAGACGTAAACGGCACGGCGAGGGTTAGTGGAACGACTACAATAACACCTGCTGCATTAACAGGAACTGCTGCGACAAGTGCTTTAGATATTGCTCAAACTTGGAACACAACAGGAACTCCAACGGCTATAAAATTAAATATAACCGATACTGCAAGTAATGCAAGTTCTCTTTTAATGCAATTACAATTAGCAGGTAGTAATAGATTTAGAGTTTCAAAAACAGGAACTGCAACAGCAAGCAATTCGTTTTCAGCACCACAATTTTCGTCATCAGTAAGCACAAGTGGTAACACTTCAATTTTCGAATCTTCTGGAAGTGTAACAGCGACTACAGGCGCAACGATTATTTACTCCTCACTATTGAATTTTGCTCCAACATCAGGAACGGGTACTTTTATTGGATTTAATTTTACAGGCACAATCAACCAAACAGGTGGAGCAAATGGTATAACACGAGGTTTATTTATTAACCCGACTTTAACTGCTGCTGCTGATTTTAGAGCGATAGAAGTAGCAAACGGAATAACTATATTAGGCGCAGCAACAACGGCTAAGGCTTCGCTTAGAATACCAAGCGGAACTGCACCAACATCACCAACAAACGGAGACATTTGGTTTGATGGAACAAATTTAAAAATGCAAATAGGCGGAGTAACTAAAACATTTACACTATTATAATGGCACAAATTCAACCGATTAACTTCCCCTTTACAGGCGAAGCGACAACACTAAAAGTTTTAATTCTTAATTTTGAAACGACTGCGAACACTTGCACAACTTACAACGAACTATTAACCGAAGACGGTTTAATGTGCGCTAATTGGAACTACACCTTAACCGACGATGAGTTTGCAGCGTGGGGCGAGGATAACACTTGGGTAGAAACTTGCGTAGCAAAAGACAAAAACATTACTATTTTAACATACTAAAAATGGAAGAGTTAAACGTAATTAAACAAGCGATTGAAATTGCAGTAAAAGCGGGAGTTTATCAAATGGCTGACGTGGTTGCTTTGTCGCAAATACTTGACAAATTAGCGGCTAAATTGCAAGAAGATGAAGCAAATTAAGGAGCATTTACTGCCGATTGTTTTAATTGTTTTAGGTATCTTAGACCAAACGACTCATTTGCTCGTTGATTTAATTAGCCAGTTAGGATTGCCCGATTATTTTGGAACAATCCTCAAAATTTCAGTTATTACTTTGGGAGGGATTAAGTTATACCTTTCGCAGCCAAACAAATTTAACTCATGAGCAACATTGAAAGCGAGCGACTGGATCGCATTGAGCAACACCTTAAGCAATTGAAACTCGATAGCGAAAATCGCTCAAACGACATAAAAGAAATTAAGCAGGCATTACTCGGGAACGACCTCAACGGATTTCGTGGCCTTGTTTGGAAAATATCGGACATAGATACAAGAGTAATTGATTTGGAGGAGAACGACGCCGAGCTTAAAGTTTACATCAAACAAGCCAAAGTCATAGCCGTAGCGTTTACCGCTGCGCTCGTTACATTACTATTTAAAGCATTTGCAAAATGAAACTAAATAACGCGGGTTATAGACTGATTTGTAAATTCGAGGGGTTTAGCTCTAAGCCGTACCTTTGCAGCGCGAAAGTGCCTACGATTGGTTACGGAAATACTTACTACCTAAATAATAAACGCGTTAGTTTACTCGATAAACCAATTACAGAACTTGAGGCATTTGAGATGTTTAAAGTAATTGCGGACAAATTCGCAGCAAGAGTGAGTAAATTAGTTACCGCGCCACTTGATCAAGGACAATTCAACGCGCTGGTTTCACTAACTTATAACATCGGCCCTGCCAACTTCGAAAAATCCACGCTATTACGCAAGGTCAACTTTAATCACTTTGATCCATCAATCCGTGAGGAGTTCTTAAAATGGAACAAAGCGGGCGGAAACGTTTTAAAAGGCTTAACTATTCGACGCAAAGCCGAAGCCGATATTTATTTTGGAGAGTAAAATCACATACAAGGGCGAAATCGCCCGCGAGTATATCGCAAAGTTTCCAAAGTCATCAACGATGGCAATCTCAAGACTATTGCACCAGGATTTTCCGATTGATTTTCCAACCGTCGACAATGCGCGCGGTATAGTGCGAACACATCGCAACGAACGCTCAGACCGTAAAGAGAAAAATGCAATTGGCGAAAGGACTGAAAAAGAAAAAAAGGAATTTATGAAAACAAATGCATTTGAGTTACCAGAAAGCGACTACGAGAAGCAAGGGACGGTTATCGTTCCAAACAAAAATATTCTTTTTTTAACGGATATTCACTTCCCCTACCAAAACAACGACGCGCTTAGACTTGCTATCGACTACGGCAAGGCTGAGAATGTCGACTGCGTTTACTTAAATGGGGATACTATCGACATGTATATGCTTTCGCGGTTTATAAAGGATCGCCGTTTGCGTAATATGGCCGACGAGCTTGAGATGACGCGCAACTTTTTAAAGAATTTACAGGATCACTTTCAATGCCCGATTTATTTTAAGATTGGTAACCACGAAGACCGCTGGCAAAACTTCCTTAAAATGCAAGCTCCCGAACTTTTGGGCATTCCCGACTTTGAACTTGCTACAATTTTACGCTTTGGCGAGTTCGGTGTTCAAGAGGTTAAGAGTAAACAAATCGCAAAGGCGGGTAAATTGCCACTATTGCACGGACACGAATTTTTCAGCGGGTTTGCTCCACCTGTTAATCCAGCGCGTGGCCTTTATATGAAAGCCAAAGAGAGTTGTATCATAGGCCACCACCATAGAACAAGCGAACACACTGAGGTTAATCTTAGCGGAGACGTTACAACAACCTGGTCAGTCGGTGCGCTTTGTGGTTTATCTCCCGAATATATGCCATACAACAATTGGAATAATGGCTTCGCGCATATTCGCGTCGAGAAAAACGGCGATTACGAGGTCAATAACTTGCGAATTGTGGAAAATAAAATCCGATAAAATGAGATATTTATTTATATTGTTATTATTGGCGAGCTGCGGAGCGCGTAAAGTGAACAAAAGCACAACCGAGACCGAGACAAAAAGCGAAATATCGGTAATTGATTCCACAAAAGTTGTAACTTTTACGGATTCAAGTAGCACAATTTGCACCGATGAGTTTGAGATTACGCCAGTGGACACGCTCAAACCGATTGTTATTATAGACAGTCAAGGCAAAAAGACCACGATTAAGAACGGCCGTATTAAGAAACGAACGCAAATAAGCCGATTTAAGGCGTTAAAATCTCAAAGCGTACACAATACTCGCAAAACTCAAAAGACTGCGACACAATCAACCAAAGTAAGCAAGAAACACGTTGAGCGCAAAGAGTCGTTCGGTTGGATTTGGTTACTACTTATTATTGCGGCAATTCTCTACATTTACCGCCGCTTTTTTATCTCTCGTTTTATTTAGAATTTGTATAAATAAGCATTAAAAACAAACTTTGTTTAATTTTTTGTTGTTTAATTAATTTCTTGTTATATATTTGCTGAAGAAATAACAACAAAAAACAAATACTATGACAACTACATTCACCTCACAAGATTTTGAAATGATTAACGACTTAAAAGAATTTGCAAAAGCAATTAAATTTGAATTAACAAATGAAAATGATTTACAAGTTTTATTAAAAAAATGGGTTAATCATAGAGTTAATTTAACTCCAAATTGTATGGACAAATTATTCAACGATTTTTTAATTTCTAAAGGACTATAAACTATGAAATACTTTTTACAACATCGCAGACCGCAGTACATTTTTTGTTTAATCATGGCCGCTTACTTTATTGGTCAACTAATCTTTCGATCATAATGGAAAATTTAGAACTTGAAATTAAAAAACACGAACGCGCCTTAAAAATACTTGAGGCGTACAAAGAAAGCGAACGCCGTTTTAATGAACATTTAAGACGTTTAGAAGAACAAGAGACTTTATTTGGATTAGATGTCCGAGACTGGAATAAACAACGAATGATTGCTAACTTTAATATTGGCCTAAGATTGGCCCGAATGTATGAGAACTTATAGACTTTACTATTACACCGAGCAATACGATGAGTGCTACGATTACGACATCGACATTGAAGCCAGCAGCATCGCCGAGGCAATACTTATTTTTAATCAATCCTCAATAGTTTGTAAGCGCGTGTGGCGCGTTGAGGAGTTACCATTTAGACACAAACGATGAGAAACGAACGAGGCGCAGGCCGTAAAACTAAATTTGTAGAAGGCACTCAAACAAAAATACTTCACAAATTAATACCANTAGACTCGGAGAACGAGGTAAAACAATCAATCGATAAAATTATTTTAAAATGGATGAGAAAAAAATAAACCTCAAAGAGGCTAAAAAGTTCGACAAGTGGATGAAAAAAACCGTTAAATCGGTTTATTATTCCGATCACAAAAAAATGACTAACGCATACTTAAAACTAAATTAAAATGGGAGCAATCGCCAAAACTAAAATCAGAATTTTTATTTGTAAATTCTCTTAGTTTAATATAAGACTCAACTCCCATATCAGCATATCCATCCATAAAATCTTTTTTTCCCCAATTTTTTTGGTTTAAATTTAATGTATGAACTTCACTCAATGAATAATCTTTTAAAATAATGTAATAAATAAAAGATTCAGCTTCTTTTGATGCAATTAATCGATGTTGCCCATCAATAACCTGCATTTTATCATTTACTAAAATTGGATTGCAAAGCATTCCATATTGTAAAATTGATGTTTTTAATCTTTTAATGTGTTGAGGATTTGGCACTCGATTACCTGCAATTTGTTTAAAGATTGATAAATCATTTGTTTTGTAAACTTTGTTTACTTCTTGGTTGTTAAATTGAAACATAATTTTATAGTTTTGTTTTTTTCCTACTCTATTCAGTTTTCGGATACCCTGTTTATTAAAATTTAAGAGTTATACTTGATTTGCGTGGCGTAACCGATACCTGTGGCACCTCGTTACCATACGCGTCGAAAATTGTTTGCGTTTGTTTTAAAGCCAATTTAAGAAGCTCCTCGCGTTCTTTAAGGTCGGCCTTAAGTTGCTGATAAATCGGATCGTCTCCAAAGTTTATCGTTTCGCCGCCGTTTACTGGAGTGAACTCAACGCCGTAGCAGGTCATTTTCTCCTCGGGCAAGTGCTTACGCATTTCTGCGTCGGCTGAATTAACGACCTCTTTAAGTCGGCAAATGTTTGCCATAAACATGTGCTTGTCCACGTTGCCCTCGTTGATAACGTTGTCGACCATTCGCTTGCCAGTAAGGATTGCGTCTTTTTTTGTGAACGATGGCTCGTACATCGTGATAAGTTGTTCTGAATTCTCAAGGAATAGTTTTGCGTTTGCTTTGCTTTATGTTCAAATTTATCAACAGGATATAATCAAACTATTTCACATACTATATCCCGAGGAAAACTTATAAATTTAAAAGAAGTATTTGAAAACGGTACTTGGATTGGAAAAGATTTTGAACTTGCTCAAGAATGGGCAGAAAAAATTAGATTAATTAAACCATATTATATTGGATATAATAGAACTTCATTTGTTGGAGTAATGATTTTATTATTTCAAAATAAAAATTTTGATTTTAATGAATTTATGCATAAAATAAGATTACAACCAACTGCTCTTGTAAATTGTGCTGATAGAGATCAATATAGAGCTTTGATTGAAAATATATATAATTATAGAAGTAGACAAAAAGTAAGTTTAAAATATTAAATTATGCAAGTAGGATCAAAAGTTAGATTGCGCGAGACAAGTATTTTCGTAGCACTGGAAGACCGCCACAACCCACGCGATAAATATGGAACGGTTGTCGAAATAGGCAACGAGTCAAGAGATAAACGCCGAACGTTTGAGCTTCCAGTTGTGGTTGACTGGGGTGGCTTTACAAATTCATACCGTTATAGCGATTTGTATGAGTTACAATAGTTTCCACAAATCGAGTATAATGGCAAGTAATATCGAGCGCGTCACTGGTGTTGACGTGTTCGATAAAAGGAGAACGCTTGAAATTGTTGATGCAAGGAGTCTTTTTTGTTATGTGTTACACAAAAATTTTAGGTACAAAATAACTGAAATACGCAATATAATTAGAAAACACAGGCCGTATAGTCACGCAACAGTTATGTATAATATCAAACTATATGAAACTGACGTACAATTTAGAAGGCCAGAAATGGAGGAGCTTCGCTTGGAGCTTATTAACCAGTACTCGCCTTATTTTTTAATGCTTAAAAAAGTAAAAGCAATCGACGACGAAAGTATAATGTTAGACGTAATCAATTTAATCGAACAATATGAAACCACAAAACAAAAAAGAGTTGATCTTTGTGACGCGAGCTGCGATTGAGGCGGCTGCATTTTTAATAATCATAACCGCAATAGGATGGCTAATATCACACCTTTAACGAGAATCAAACGAGTAATGCGATTTTACTACAATCGTGGGGTAAATTCGGAAAGAGTTAACGATTTATACAAAAAAATTTTGTCAGTAAAATTTAGATCCGTAATTTAGCCTTATCATAATAACCGCAGCAAGGCTCGAGCTGCTTCATTTCGTGCCACAAAAAACAATAATATTATGAGTACTTCAAACAGACGCGCTGCATTCTCGCAGCCAACAACAAACCCAGCAACAAAGTTTTTTGAGTGGAAATCAAACGAGAAGACGTTTGCTTACTACGACAAAGAGACAAAGACAAACGTGAGCGTTGAGCTTCCGTTTAAATTCTTAGTTCTCGACGAACTGCACACCGTAAAAGGTTGGAACGACGCAACCGAAAGCGGTATTTATTCAAACGAGGTAAAATATATCTCAAAAGATGAGATGATTGTTAAGCCTTTCAAAGGCAACGAGATTGCTCGAGGTCTTTACAAAGACATCAAAGAGAAGGCAAAGGCCGCAGGCGGTCACTACGTTAAGAGTATTTATATAATGCTTGAGGGCGGCGAGATTGCAAACATTCAACTCAAAGGTGCAGCCTGTCAAACGTGGGGCGATTTTACCGCAAAGAGTAAAAGCCGATTAGTTGACGAGTGGGTTTCAGTAGTTGGCTTTGACGAGGCCAAAAAAGGAAGCGTTAAATACTGGACTCCTAAATTCGGATATCTTTGCTCACTTGATGGAGCGGAGGCCGACCTTGCCGACGAAGCGTTTAACACTTTGGAGGCGTATTTAAAAAGTTACCTCACGAAATCGGAGCCAGTTATAGCCGAGATTGAGGTTGAGGTCGACGCAGACGATTTGGATTTTTGATTTTGATTTGGTTAAATAGTTGGAAAAGCGGTCTTCGGATCGCTTTTTTTATTCTCAAAGTACACATTTTACCCCTTTGCTATATACCCCTTAGAGAATAAAAAAATAAATTTGATAGGGGGGTGTACTTTTCGCAAAAAAATGTGTTGCATGTGTTGCGGATTATAAAATTATTTGTTTTATATTTGTACCAAATGGAGTGGTAGCCATTAAATAACTTATTTTTAGGTCTGATTACCACGCGACTACCACCGCTGGTAATCGGGCCTTATTTTTTAAAACAAAATCAAATGATAGTATCAGTTTTTAAGGACTTATATAAGTCCAAAGACGTACCGTTTCACGTTCCGCTTGATAAGATTGTCAAGAGAATACAAAAGGGGACATCCAAAGAACTTGTCGAACAAATCAGAAACGGCAACGACAAGTTAAAAAACAATTTGCCCTGCATTATTTTTGCGGGTACGTTTACCGAGCGCAACTCAAACTCACTGCAAAAGCATTCTGGACTTATGGTCGTCGACTTTGACAAGTACCCAAGTACCGAGGTAATGTATGAACAAATGGAGCTGCTCAAGTCAAACCCTCACTTTTTACTTTTATTTATATCCCCAAGTGGTAAAGGAATAAAAGGGGTAATAAAAGTAAGTGATCATTTGACTAAGGACACACACCCAAAAGTGTTTAAGGAATTTTATAAAAAATTTGAGTACGACTATTTTGACATTGTCAATTCAAATATCGACCGCGTTTGTTTTGAGTCTTACGATCCAAATATCTATGTCAATATGGATGCTCAAATCTTTGAGCCAATCCTAAAAGACGAGGGGTTTAATATAAGCGAGCGAACGCCACTTGTTCCAATAACCGACGAGGACAAAATAATTGCCAAAATAATGTCGTGGAATTGGTCAAAGGATTTCGTTGAAGGGGAGCGCAACTCTTATATTTTTGATTTAGCAGGTGCGTTTTGCGAGTACGGAATAAGCCAGTACAATTGCGAGATGTATATTCTTAACAATGTAGTGATTGGCGAGTTCTCAGAACAAGAGGCAAAGACCACAATTAAAAGCGCATATAAAAAGCGAAACTTTGATACCAAATACTTTGAGAACTATGAGAAAATAAATAGTATTAAAGTAGATTTAAAAAGAGGTAAAAAGGAAGTAATTGAAAAATACGGTATCACGGAGGGTACTTTCGACGAAATAAAGGAAGTAGCAGAACACGACGACTTTTGGTGCTATACGGACAAAAATAAATTAAAGATTGACAATCTTAAGTATAAACTATTTTTAGAGCGTAACGGCTTTAAAAAGTACTTTCAATCAGACGCTCAAAAAGCCTCTTGGATTTATGTAAGCTCCAACAAAGTAGTCGAGACCTCAGCCGAGAAAATCAAGGACTTCGTGTTAAATTATTTATTGGAGCGTAACGAGTGGGATGTTTGGAATTACTGCGCCTCGTTTCAAAACATTTTCAGCGAGACTTATTTGTCCATGATTGAAAGCGTCGAGCTGCTTATGCTGCAAGACACTAAAACAAAATCTTACATAGCATTTGAAAACGGCATTTTAGAAGTTACCAAAGACACAACACGACTGGTTGATTTTATCGATGTTGATGGCTACGTTTGGAAATCTCAAATCATTCCGCGTGATTATGTCCATTTGGAGCAATACGATAACGAATACGCCACTTTTATAAAAAATATAAGTAATAGTGAGCCTTTGCCAATTGAGTGCGTTATAGGCTATCTTTTGAGTACTTATAAAAATAAGATGAATAATAAGGCCATAATCTTAAACGATGAGGTTATAAGTGAAAATCCCGAAGGAGGTACAGGGAAAGGACTATTTGTGCAGGGCCTTAGACAAATTCGTAAAGTCAGCATTTTAGATGGTAAGACGTTCGACGATAAAAAGTCGTTTCCGTATCAAACAGTTAGTCCCGAAACGCAAGTACTCGTATTTGACGACGTCAAACAAAACTTTGACTTTGAGAGCAAGTTTAGTTTGGTAACCGAGGGGATGACCTTGGAGCGTAAAAACAAAGACGCCATTAAATTAAAGGTTGAGGAAAGTCCGAAACTTGTTATATCGACCAACTACGCAATTAAAGGCGAGGGCAACTCGCATGATCGCCGACGCTTTGAGATTGAGTTCGCTCAATACTACGGTAAAGCCTTGACGCCTTACGATGAGTTCGACCGCCACTTTTTAAAATCCTGGTATTCGTTAGTAAAATTGATATAATACAACGACTTTTCAAGCCTATCGTTGTGCGGTACGTTTTCAATATCTTTAATCCATTCTAAGAACTCCATCGAGGTCTCGGCTATAAATTTCCTCATCTTTATATTTTTGGCGTTTTGAGGAACAAGGCCAAGTTTTAAATAGCATTGTAAGCAATACACCATATAATTATCAAAGCGTTGGAAATCGTTAAGCTCCCAGTCATCGAACAACTGGCGGTCGAACTCATCGTAAGGCGTAAAG